CGTTTAGGCAATGCAGTTTGTCCGCCTGTGGCTACCGCTCTTATTAGAGCCAACTGCCCGGAAATGGCATACAAAAAGGTCATAACAACAATCGCGCAGCTCGAAAGAGCAATGTGCGGAGCGTAGGAGGAATGATATGCCAAGATATATTGATTTAGACAAAGCAATTTTAGATGTTGAAAGTGTTGGTGCTTATTATAGTGAAGAAGAAGAGGTTAAAGAACAGTGCCTTTTAGAACTTAAGGGACAACCGATAGCCGATGTCGTACCGAGAAGCGAGGTTGAGAAAGCCAAGCAAGAGGCTTATAAAGAGGTCTTTGAGGAGATTGAGAAAAAACTTAAATTAGTAAAAGCTAAATGGATTGATGATAACTTTTACAAATTAGACGGATACGAGTTGGACTGTGTAGAGGCTATGCTTGATAAAGATTTAGACCTTGCCGAACTCGAAAAGAAACACATAGGAAAGGTAACAGAAAATGAGTAAATGCAAATGTAAAGAGTGCTTGCACTATGATGCGTGCAAGAAAATATCAGATGTTCACGGTTTAGCCTTTGGTAGCTCACCGTTTTGCGACCTCTACAAATCCAAATCCCTGTTTGTTGAGCTTCCGTGTAAGGTGGGGGATGTGGTTTATAAAATTCGTAACTCTAAAATATTCAATGAAAAAATAGTTGAAATGCGAGTTATTGCTGTTACTTTTCTTGTATCAAGTTGTTGTAAACATTTATCTATAACAGCAGAAAACAGTAGGGGAGCAAATTTATTGTTTGAACTTGACGATTTTGGCAAAACCGTATTCCTAACCAAAGAGGAAGCCGAAAAGAAGCTGAAAGAGGTGCAGAATGGCTAAATTGAATAAAAGCATTGACAAGGCTTTTACAGTAAATGTGGCAATAAGATTTGTAAAGGCTTACCCTTGTTGTATTTGTGGACTTGAAAAAACTCCGATGTGCAATTACAAAAACAAAGGGGCTTGTCCCATATTTAAAGACTTGAAACAGGCTCTTGCAGATGTGAAAGAAATGGGGGCGACGGGATGAAAAAGCTAACTAACAAGCAAAGGTGTAAAAACTGTATTCATAAGACTGTATGTAAGTATTACGGAGCTTATGACGGATTGGAATGGCTTGGGGAAAGGTGTAAGCATTATTCCTCTAAAGAAAGAGCCTATAACAAAAAGGCAAAAGAAAGCGAGGAAACGGAATGAAACCAATATATGAGCCAAAAGGCAAAGCTAAAGAGTATGGAGATTTAGCAATTAACATTTATACAGGATGTCCGCATAGATGCTTTTATTGTTTCGCTCCAAATGTATTACATAAAGACCGAGAGCAATTTCACAGTTGCATAGAACCCCGAAAAAACATTGTTGAAGAGGTTAAGAAGCAGCTTGCAAAGGAGCAAATCAAGGGTAAATTGATACATTTGTGCTTCACCTGTGACCCATATCCAACAGGCTACGATACAACACCTACAAGGGAGATTATAAAGGCTATCAAGGAAAGCGGAAACAATGTGCAGATATTAACCAAAGGTGACGGTACAAGAGATTTTGACCTGTTAGACGAAAACGATTGGTACGGAATAACGCTTGACGGAATAAAGACACTAACCGAAAGGGATAGGCTAAATAGCGTTGCAGAAGCTCATAGCAGGGGTATTAAAACTTGGGTGTCCTTTGAGCCTGTGACAAATGAAAGAATGTTTTTTATTGGTTTGCATTGTGTACAGTTTGTTGTTGATAAGGTTAAAATCGGCAAGCTGAACTATTACAAAAGCGATATAAATTGGAAAGAGTTTGGAGAAAAAGCAGAAGCACTTTGCAAGAAACTCGGTATTGAATATTACATCAAGGATAGTTTGAGAGAGGAAATGAACAAATGAAACACGCATTAACGAGCATTAACAAGCCACATACAGATAATATCTTTAGTGGCAAAAAGAGAATAGAATGGCGAAAAAGACCGTTGCCAAAGACAACACACTATTGTTATGAAACCAAAAACAAGGGTGGAATAGGCAAGGTAAGAGGACAGTTTGATGTTGTGCAAAATATTGAATTTGACCCTTTAAATTATAGACTTTATTCACAGGAACTAATTGCTGACGGTTGTGTGCCTATTGAGGACTTAATCGAGTACGCAAATGGTGGTGTTATCTATGCGAATGTGATTGAAAATTTAAAGGAATATGACAAGCCGAAAGAGTTAAGCGAATTTTATCAAAAAGGCAAAAACAATATAAGGTTTGATTATGACTATTGCGGAGGTTGCCCTTATCACGAAATCCCTGTATCACAATACCCTTGCAACGAATGCGACGGAAATAGAAAATATTTGTATAGACCGCCACAATCTTGGTGCTATGTTGAGGAATTGGGGGTGTGAGTGTGAACGAAATAGATTGTATGTACTATGACAAAAATGAAAATAGCTGTGCGTTAAGGAGCAGTTATTTTCCTACGGGCAGAATAGTTGCTGTGTGCAAAGGAAACGCATGTCAAGATAAGACTCCGCGCCACCGATTGTCCACTCCTCCACAAACAGGTAAATACATAAGATTGGGAGAGCCTAAACTTGAAATCCAAAAAAATTTTGAAGCTGGAAAATATGAAGAAAAACACGTTTTCAAAGTGTTAGCGAAAATAAATGACTTTAAGGACAAGGTTGTGTATGACGAGATAGTGAGGTTTGCGCAAGAGCAAGGCATAACGGATTTATTCTTGATAGACGAGGACTTTGTTAAATCTGCTCTAATTCACGAAAATGAATTGAGAAGCCCCGTACATCAATTCAAGGCGATAAAAAGACCGCCAACCAACTATGACCGCATAACCGAGAGTGCGGAAGCATTTGCCGATTGGATATTCAAGAGTTATACGAATGTCCCTGAAAACGTGCCTTGCGCTGTTGAAAATTGCGAAACAACCGACAGGATGGATTGCAAGAAATGTTTTATAAAATGGCTACAAAAGGAGGCTGACGATGGAATATAAGAGGTTGACAACAGATAAACCGATAAATAGTGCGGAAGCATCACTCAATTTTGCCGTGGCGAAAAACGGTACAACGGTATTAAGAGCAGCAGGCGGAGAAGAGGATATAAATCTTTGCGAGTATCTTTTTGAAGAAGCCAAAAAACACGGTTATAATTGCGTATCTTCTGCAGACGATATTCTGCAGGGTGATTGCCTTGCTTGTGATTGCATAATTAATGTGCTATATATTGTAGCTGTTCAAGCAGCTGAGCTTCGTGAACGTCTTAAAGAATTTGAGGACAAAATCGAAAAGGGCGAATTAGTGGAGCAGAAGCATGGGGAGTGGATTTCTGTTGAGGATAGGTTGCCTGAAACTGACCATAAGAACACATTTGATTATAACGTGCTTGTATATATCCCACAGAGAAAAGGATGCCGACAGAGCGGAATATATCTTGGCAAAGTTAGAAAAGTTGAGGGCGATGACGGAAAAGGAAATTTTTGGGGGAAAAAAACAGAGCCTTGTGAATGGACTGTTTGGGGATGGAGTTATTTTGAGCACCCTGTTGTTACCCATTGGATGCCTTTACCACAACCGCCAAAAATGAAAGGAGCAGAAAATGGCTGAAATTGAGAGAAGAGAACAGATAACGCTTAACGGTGAGGTTGTAGGCGTGATAGGCGGTTATTCAAATTACATAAATTGTCTATTCGTAAAGCCAGAGCATCGGCGCAAGGGGCTTGCAAGAGAAGCGGTCCTTAAATTTGTTGAGGGAAATCTCGACAAGGGAATTAAAATTCACATACTTAACAACAACGCAGAAGGCATCGCATTTTTCAACTCAGTTTTTGAATTGAACATTGTTTATAAAAGCGAAATTGATACCTTGTACGAAATTTTAGGGATAAATAAGGAAAACGAAGGATGAAACAGTTGCTTAAATACCCCGGAGGAAAGTGGAGGGTTGCGGAATGGATTTTATCGTTCTTTCCAAAGCACAAGGTTTACTTGGAGCCGTTCTTTGGTTCGGGTGCGTTGTTTTTCAATAAGGAGCCTTCCTACATAGAAACTATAAACGACATTGATGGAAATATAGTAAATCTATTTACTGTCTGCAGAGAACATCCAAAGGAATTGGCAGCGGCCATAAACTTAACGCCATTTTCAAGGGATGAATTTGAAAGCTGCTACGAGCAAGTCAATGAGCCCATAGAAAGGGCACGCCGCACACTTGTTCGCTTTCATCAATCGTTTGGTACGACCAACAGCTGTAAAAACAGTTGGCGAAATGTGCAAACCTATGGTGGACCACGATGCGCGACTATGTGGAATTATCTCCCGGAAGCAATAATTGAGTGTTGTGAGCGCTTAAAGGATGCACAAATTGAGAACAAGGATGCAATTGAGCTGATAAGACGATATGACGACTCCGAAACACTAATTTATATTGACCCTCCGTACCTGCAGGACCTACGAAAAAAGAATATGTACAAGTACGAATATTCTTTAGAGCAACACAAAGAACTGCTATACGCCATCAAGCAAAGCAAATCTATGATAATAATTAGCGGTTACGACAACGAGCTATATAATTCTGAGCTTGCAGGGTGGAGTACAGCGCAAACCAATACGATTGCGCAAATGGGATTGCATCGAACAGAAAAGATTTGGTGCAATTTTCAAATAGGACAACAACAAATAATTTTTTAGGAGAAATGAAATGGCAAATTTTAATTTGAATAAGGTTATTTTGGGCGGCAGAATGACAGCTGACCCGGAACTCAAACAGACACCGCAGGGTGTAAGCGTGACACAATTTCAAATAGCGGTTGCACGCAAAGGCAAGGATGCGCCAACAGATTTTATTTCCTGTGTAGCTTGGAGAAATACCGCAGAATTTATCTCCAAGTTTTTCAAGAAAGGTAGCTCAATCTGTATTAGCGGCAGCGTACAGACAAGGACCTGGACAGACCAGCAGAACAATAAGCGATATGCAACTGAGATTATTGCTGACGAAGCATTTTTCGTTGACGGAAAAAATGATAATGCTGCATCCGAGCAAGGCGCACCGACATTCACCGCAGCGCAAGCTAACTTTGAAGAGATAGAACAGGACGAGGATTTACCGTTTTAAGGGATAAAAGGGGGTTAAGTGATGTTTGACATTATATTTTTTGTTTCGATAGTAGGAATTGCTTTTTTGACGTGCGCAGTATTCGAGGTAATTGCGCATAGAGTGCTGAGACACAATAAAGTGTCAAAAGAATATGCGAGCGCTGCCGAAATGTGCGATGCTTGTGGAGAGAACCCAAAAGCACCCGACTCGCAAATTTGCAAGGAGTGTCAAAAGATAGCATATGGTGATTGAGCAAGTAAAATCAATTATAAACGCCATAAAGGAAGATTTAAGGGCAAAATATGAAATAGATTGGTTAGACTATACCCTAAACTGTTGCGCCGAAAAAAAGGGCTTTCTTAAATGTGTAGCGTACATAGCAGAAAATTGCGGATTCAAGTCAGATTATGTGTATATAAGCATTGACACAAACGAGGAATTTGTGAAACAAGCCTTTGAACTTTTAATTAAGAGTGTTTTATATGAGGTGAGAAAATGACCGCTAAAGAATTTTTAGAAAATATAAGGGATACCGTTCCTTTGATAAATGCTTACCAAAACCAACTATTGCAAATTAGAATAATTGCCTACGGTGCGCCAACGCCGGGATACAGAGAAGTCGTATCCAATACAAGCAGGGTAAACAATTCGCCGCAAGAGTTGTACATAATAAAGATTGAAGACTGCGAAGAAAAGATAAAAGACATAACGGTGAAATATGCCGATAACATTATAAGAGCAGTTGACTTAATTGAAATGCTTGAAAAAATAAAATATAGAAGTGCTTTGATGTTGTATTACATCAGTAACCTTTCAGAAAAGAACTGTGCCGCTGAAATTGGAATAAGTTTAAGACAATTTCAAAACAGAAAAGTCGAAGCGTTAAGGGAGTTTGAGACTGTATATCTAAAACATTTTGCCTTTGAAAACTTGAAAAATCAAAATATTTCGTAAAGTTGCGTTTAATTTCGTAAAGTTTCGTAACATTGCGTTTCCAAAATGTGATAGAATTACAGTAGAAAATTTGTCAAAAGCTCATTGACTTGCTTTCTACCTCTACCAACTTACTGCAAAAGGGACATCTATACGGTGTCCTTTTTGTGTTGGGAGGTTGACATCACACGAAAAAAGAGGTATAATAATGGCAGAAAAAATAGGAGCAGGAAATAAACCTCAAAACTATAACCCAAGCAATGGCAAATATGGGCTACTTTATCTATCGAATAAAATAATCATTAAGCACACCTAACCGTGTGCTTTTCTTATACATTATGCAAGGGTGACCTTGCTTTTTTATTTGGCGAAAGGAGAGATATTTGTGCCAAAGAAATTGAATGATACTCAAATAGCTGAGTTGATTATGAAGCACTCAAACGGCACAAGTATATCGGCTCTTGCTAAAGAGTATGGAATAGGTAGAGATACTGCAAAAAGGTATATAGTCAATAATGCAGAAATACAACAGGAATACAACACTATAAAAAACGAAACCATAACACAATGGCTTGAAAGTCACAAGGGAGATTTAACAAGCATCCTCGACCAAATAACAAAGCTATTGCCAAAGAAATTAAGCAAGGCAAGCGTTAAGGAGCTATTTGGCGGTTTAAAGATACTCACCGATTTAGGAGTGAATATCAATAAAGACGGTGGCAGCGAAGAAAAGCAAGAAAAAGGCATAACATTTGTGTTTACCGACACAAGCGCAGAGGGAGAAAACAATGGCTAATGTAATTGTTCCCAAGATATTCAAAGAGCTTTTTATTCCTAATCACACAGAACAGGAGAAAAAGAAATTTACTCCTCAATATAAGGCTGAAATAAGGCGCAGATTATTGCGAGGGGAAGAAATAAGTGATAGTGAAATAGGTGTTAAAACTTTCGTGCTTAAAGGCGGTAGAATTAGTGGTAAGACGGCAAACGATGAGCTTGCAACAATACCGTTATTCTTCGATAAAGAGCCGGGCGATATTTGGTGTTGCCGAAGCGAAGATAACACAATTAGAAATAGCATTTTTCAGAGTGTTCAATCTACTTTGAGAAAGCAAGGTTATACTTTATCAAACAGGAGCGATACGGATTTCAAAGTCTGTACTGCTCCTTTTTCAATCATTTGTAACAGCACAGGAAATACAATGCAATTCTTTGCAATTAACAAAGATATAGACAGAACGAAAGGCAGATTTCCACCAAGTGGAAAGTTAAAGAAGGTAATGCTTGAAGAATCCAACGAACCGGACGACCCTAAATTTGTTGAAGCTCTACGAAGCACTGCTTTGCGTTTTATGGATGAAAACGGAAAGATTGTTTACAGATACAACCCTCCGCCATCAATGAACGCATGGGCTAATCGCTATTATCCAAACCTTGAAAAGCGAGGCGCAAGAGTTATACACTCAACTTGGGAGGATATAGCACAGTTGCTTGACCCCGTTGTAATTCAAGATATTTTGAGGATGAAGGCAGAGGACCCTGTGAGGTATTCGTATCTTTACGGTGGTGAGGTTGTAAGCCTTGAAGGACTTGTTTTATACACGTTCAAGAAAGAGCGCAACCTTGTTTCTCTCCAACAATTCCAAAATCAAGTGGCTTACGGACATTACAGCGTTTTGTATGTTATTTACGGTGTTGACAGCGGAGTTGTAAGAGATGCAACCGCTGTATGCGCTTGGGGTGTAATGAGTGACGGAACGCTGCTTAAATTAGAAACATTCTATCTCGACCCCAAGGAAAGCAGAGAGCCAATACCTAACACAATGCAAGTGGCAGAGATAAGGCGATGGTATAAAGAGTTTTATGCAAGGATGAACTCTTACGGTGTACTTATGCCGGGTGCTTATAATGAGTGCTGGGTATTTGATAGCGCGGTAGTTACGCAAGACTTGATGATTGAATTTAGAAACTCAACGGGCTTTTTCTGTTTGGCAGTTGAGAACAAGAATATTGACCGAGATATAAAGAGATTACAGAACGGATATTTTAGAGGAATATTCAAGGTGCTTGATGTTCCCGAAAACGCCGAAAGCATAAGGGAAACAACAACCTTCTGCTATGACGAAAATAACGAAATACCGGACGGACAAGACGACCATACGATTGATGCAGATAAATATGCAACTGCGCATTATTACTATGGCTATCTGTCTGTTATGGGATAGGAGGAAAAACAAATGTCTTTCAAATACCCTAATTATTTGAAAAACTACTTAGACACAAAGCAAATAACAAATTTTGGCGGTTTTATAAACAACTCTACATACTACACACAAGTAGATTATATGTATCAAAACTATATGCTGAATGTTGTCAGACCGTGTATTGCATACGGAAGCGGTGTGTTTGACGGAATTGGCAGGCAGCATTTAAGCGCTTGCACAGGAAAAGCCATTGTTGACGGTGCATCGAGGCTTGTAGTTGGTGATAGAGTGTTTTTTGAGGGCGAGGATACTACAAGAGCCTTTTTCTGTGATGTGTGGCAAGGTGCCACTAATTTTTTCAAATTCCTTTTAAGAGCAGAAAAATTCAAACTCTTGGGCGGTACAGCGATATGTAAAATTAACACGGACGAAAACGGCAGAAATACCTTGTCAACATTCCGAATTGATAGAACCTTGCCATCGTTTGACGAGTGTGGGAACATTACCGCGTGTGTTTTCTTTGTTTCAATGCTCAATGAGGTAAAAAGGGACAGTAATTCCCTTGAATATTGGCTCGTAGAAGAACGAAAGTATAACGAATACGGCGAAAAGGTTCTGATATACAAAGTGTTTGTAAAAAGCGGACTTGCACAGGCTCCCATCTTACCTAACCCAGCGCAACCGGGCGTAGCGTATAGCAATCTCCCTAAAAAGATAAGGCAAGAGCTGAAACGAATGGGAGTAGAACGAATTAATGAGGAATTAAAGCTCCCTTATCGTGACGGGCTTGGTGTTTGGAGTCTAATCAACACAGCGACAAACTCCTGTATTCCCGATGTCGAATTTGGCGACCCGTTACTTTACGGTGACCTTGATTTGATTTGGGCGACTGATGTAGTGTTTAGCGGTTCAATTATTGATGTGCTGAACGGCGAAGGCAAAATTTTAGTGCCAAAGCAATTTTTACAACAGACATTGAACGCATTGCAAAAAATGATGCCGGGTCAAGAGTTTAATGTTACCACAGACGAGTTGAAAGGCTACGATGCAGAGAATTTTGTTTATGTAATGCCAAGTGGCTTTGATAAGGACAAAATGGCGCCTATGCCTGTACAATTTGATATAAGAGCAGACAGATACGGTGCTATGTGGGAAATGTATCAGAAAGAGGCGTGTGTTCGCGCTGGCTTTGCTCCTACATCTATTTTCCCACATCTTGTCCCGGATGGAAGTTCTAAAACAGCAACCGAAGTAAACGCGGAAGAGAATTTGACAAGGGCAAGCGTTAAATTAGCGCACTTGTTAGATGTGCCGGTATTTAATAAGATGCTTAAAGAAGTGGCATATCAAGAGGGTTTAAGTGACGATATAGAATTAAAATTGACGGACTATATCGGCAACAAAATTCTTGCAGACCAAAACACGCGAGAGAACTACGCAGCAGGGCTGATTCCAAAGGAAGTGGCAGTACAACAAATAAACAATCTTTCCGTGAGCGAAACAAGGGACTATATTGAAAAGTTAAAGACGGATGCATCAGAAAAGTTAAAGGCAGAGCAAGAGCCGTTTTTGAATTTTGACAGTGAAACCGCATTGAATGACACCGAGGAGACAACAGATGCGTATAGCGAATGACCCTCTTAACTATCAAGCGATAGCAATTGAGGAAGCCGAGACGGAACTAAGAATACTTGTCAAAGACAATTTTTTAAAGCGTATTAACCGAGCTAAAACGGATAGCAAAGCAAGAGAGATAATTAACAAAGCCCTTGAACGCATAAAAATACAGAGCTTACGCACAGCCGCAAAGCAAAGCCTTATAAGTTTTTATCTGCGACAACAAAGGGAAATCAACCGAATTAACGGCGCAAATCTCCTTGTTTTGCTATCTCTCATTAAATTGACCGACAAGGACAATGAAACGGTAAAAAACATTACTGTTTACCGTGCTAAGACTATCGTAAAAGAAGCAATGCAGAATTATAATGCAACGCACGGTACATATTACGATACGGCAAAGCTCTACGGCGTACCTTTGCAAAGATTTTCAAAGGACTATATAAACGAAAACGTAAAGCCGACACTTGATAGGCTCATTTATGATTACGCAAAAGACCCAGACGACTTGGCAGACCGCAATAGCTTACGGAACAAGGCTGAAATGGAGGTTAGATACCAAAGTCACCTTGACAATATCGAGGAATTAAGAGAGCAAGGACATAAGCTCGTTATAGCAAGCGAGCACGCCGATTGTTCTGAAAGATGCCGTAAATACCAAGGGCGTGTTTATAGCCTTGATGGAACGAGCGGAACAACTCCAGACGGCAGAAAATTCGTACCATTGGAGAAAGCCACCAAAAACAAAGACGACCTAACGAAACGAGGCGATTATAATGGATTGTTAGGGTATAATTGCCGACACTATTTAGTCCCTTACAAAGACGGTTTTCACTTTCCAAAGCCTAACCCAACAGAAGAGGCTAAGGAATACGAAATCACCCAAAAACAACGCTATCTTGAACGCCAAGTAAGGCATTGGCGAACAGAAGCGATATACAAAAAGAGTGTCAACCTTGACGAGTACAGAAAAGCAAGGGACAAGGCAATCAAATACAATAAAGAGTATATAAAATACTCAAAAGAAAACGGCAGGGCATATTACCCCAGCCGAACAAAATTACTTTAATAAATTAGCAAGGTTTACCCCTTGCTTTTTTTATACCATTTTTTCTTTTGAAAGGAGAAAAACCAATGGCAACAAGCGAAAAGGTTAAGGCAGTGGTGGAACAAATCAAGGCACTTGACGGTAACGAGTACGAAGAATTTTTAACCGAACTTGAAATCGTTGACGATGCCCGTGAGGATGAAGAAATCACGCCAGAGACAGAGGAGAACGAGGGAAAGGAGGGAACCGAAATGACAAAGGATGAAAAGCAGATTGCCGAAGCCGAAAAGGACATCGAGGAAAAGGGAAAAGACACCCAAACCGAAAAGGACCGAATTGACGAAAGCGTAGGCGAACAGGAACGCCTTGACGGAAACGAGAATAGCCAAGATGCAAAGGACAGAGTGGACGAAAGCGAGGCTATGGAAAAACTCGACAAGCAAAAAGCCGAGGACGATAAAAACCATAGAGATTATGACGCGCGCTTCAACAAGATTGAGGAAATGCTGACTAAACTCATCGACACACTTATGCCAAAGCAAGCAGGCGAAAACGCAACCATTGAAGAAAAGAAAGAAAAATACGGACTTGGCGCAAAGCCTGTTGTAACACAGGGCGCTGAGGAATTTGATGAAAAGAAAATCAACCAATTACTTGGTAGATAAAAAATTATTTTAAAGGAGTAAAAAATTATGGCAGTACTTGAAACAAGTGGTCTTTCTGATAGAGTTTTGTACTCTCAGGTTATGACCAATTTAGGCAAGACCTACGCTAACTATGGCGTAGGCAACGGAAACTATCCTAATGTACAGGATATTTTGACAGACAGGGGACTATGGAATGTTTGGATGCGTAACAACCTTAATGCGCGTATCTTTGTTGATGGTCTTGGTATTACATCAAGAACCGCAGAAGCAAAAGGCGTATCAAGTGTGCGTGTGCCTTTGATGGCCCCTCCAAGATATTCCCCGAGGACAATCACTATCGGCAATACACCTAACGGTTTTGTTGGCGGTACACCGGGCAATGATGGTTTGGAAAACAGAAACCTTCCTAATGCGCTTCAGACAAACGGCGTTGACATCTTTTTCAATCAGCTTTACGATGATGCTACAATCATTTATCAGCTTTCACAGGATATGGTGTCTTTGCCTTTGGCAGCAGAGTACACAGCGCAAATTCCGGAAGCGGTTGCAAATATGCAGGACACTACCGTTATTGCAACACAGATTAAAGCAGGCTTGTACCAAGCTACTTTGAAAAATAATGCTAACATTGTTGGCGTTAATATGGCAAGCACTGATAAAGGCTATTGGCTCAATATAATGAATAATCTTATTGGTCTTATGACTAACCCTGCTACAACTTGGGCAGAGGGTATTGTTCAATATAACCTTGAAGATAGCGTTATTATCATGAGACAAAGCCTATTTAACAAGTTGTTCAGCACCGAGGGTGTTATCCTTGCAGGCGGTAACTTGTCGCAGGAAATGCTCCTCCGTGGCGCATTTACAGAGGATGGCAGGCCAAAGGGTAATCTTATCCGCGGTATGTACTCTAATGTGTACATTAAAGTTGTGCCCGATTCATACTGGAGACAGGCAGGCGCTTACATGGGTATTACAGCAGAGCAATTCCCAGAGTTTGACAAGGTGCTTGCATATATTGCAAACGCACAGGGAACAGGCTACGGTAACGCTTCTACCGATATTAACCCAATGCAAAACCCCGGTAACGCAATCGGTACTAAAATTCAAAACCTTTGGAGATGGGGCTGCGCAGTTGTCCGTCCGTCTTCAATTGGTCTTGTTGTTGCATCTGCATCTGACACTCTTGCAGACTTCGTTAACCCTGTTGACAGCGACGGCAATATTGTTGCTCCCGCTGACTTTAACGCAGTTATTTCCAGCTACGGTGTTGCTGCTAACTATGGCAGAACTCAAAAGGTTGGTGTTTACGACGAGGACAACACTACAACCGTAACAATGACGGTTACAGGAACCGGCTCGGCAAATATAACTAATGCAACACTTGCTATCACAAGTGATGGCAAACCTGTCGGATATACAAATAACGCGGACGGCACATATACATTTGTTCTTGCACGCGGTGCTTCTGCATCCGTTGTTGTATCCGCTAACGGTTATGAGGATTCCGATGTAAGCATTACAACCGCTAATACAGCTACTGCAACATACGCAGTAACACAGGCTTTAACAGAAGCCTAATTTAAAAACATCAAAAGGACAGGCTTTTTAGCTTGTCCTTTTCCCCTTGGGGGAGAAAGGAATAAACAATGCCTTATGATACTGACACAATGATTTTCGACGAAGCTACTTGTCAATACAGATTGACAGAGGAAGCTTTAAGGCGACAGGGAATAGATTTGCGCAGCAGACTTGCAAGGACACGCGCAACATCTCCCGAATACATCATTAACGGAGTGTTAACAACCGTTAGCGATATGGTTTATAACTATATTCACGAATTTAGCGTACGTAATGACTGCCAAGACACTGTAATTGCTAATTGCGAGGGTGCAAGGGCGGTTATTGAAAGAGCTATGATTAAACAGGCTTTATATGTTATTTTCAATGGAGATTTGACCCTTTCTGTTGACGATAACGTAAGAAGCAAGGCGATTTCACCCGAAGCGGTGAGCGTATTAAACAAGACTATAAGAGAGATTGGAAGCTCCATTTTATATACGGGGGTGTAATATGATTGACTTGTTAACGATTTTACAAGGGCGATACAATAACACACTCCTTGGCACATATTACCCCACGCAACAGGACCCGGGAGTGCCTTTTGATTACGAAATAATTGACCCAAATGCGGTTGATTTTGACACGATACAGAATTTGGGCGTTTCAAAATTCAGCACAACCGCTATAAAATCAAATGACCCTTTTTGGGTTGATGTGATGCACTTAAACCAAAAGGGTTATGTGGCATTGCAAACAGGCGGTTTATTTGAGATAACACAAATTCGCGAGGACTTGGGGAAGGTATCAAAGCAGGCTTATAGAACGCAAGTTATACCTTTGAATGTGGATTTTGCGATAAGGCTTGTTGAGGTTGACAACCCATTTAATTTGAAATGACAAAGGAAAGATTTACGGAGTATGTCAACCGCTTTCAAGAGTTATTAAGTTTTTTTGCGCCAAAGGACACGAGAAATATGGCTTATAATGCAATAAGAAGTGAATGGCGCGGAGACAATGAAGCGAAGATTTATGTCGATAAAAAAATAGCCCCATATGTGCCATATACAAATGAAACATGGGTTGCCGAGCGTTGGAACGGTAAGCAAAATCCTAACGAGGCATGGTGGCAAAACGCAATAGCTCAAATAGTCGAGCAATTAAATCAAGAATTTGGAGGTACAACAGTTGAACGTCCTTAATATTGTTTCCAATTTGGAAAACAAATTAAACATCGCTATTACAAATGAAATAACACAAAAAATACAAAACGGACTTTACACACCGTTAAATAATGACAGAGAAACGTATAGATTCAAGCTTTACCTTGATACAGCGAATTATATGGGCTATGACTACTTGAAGCGCACGGCAACAGTAAATCCCAATACAGGAATGTTTGACGATAGCTCATTGTCAGATGTCCCAACGAATAAAATTGTTCGGTATATCAACGGTATAATTTCCGTAGTAGATAGCAACGTAGAGGGCGGTGTCAATCTTAGCAGCGATTCACAGGCAACAAGTGACACAAACCTTACCTTTTCCGCAGGCGTTGTGTTCTTTATTCCGTTAACAAGCGCAGACACAGACACAATGGAGCTTGTCGGCACTGTTAGAGAGATTATCGACAATGCTATGCAATTAAATACATATTCAGACTTTAACGGCTACAATATGAGCGTTGCTTATTCTCTCGGCAGAACAGGCGAAAGGCTTATCCGTAAAGGCGTAGGCGATAGTATTACAATCAATTGTAATGTGCAATATGGATTCGTTGAAGGTGGCATCAACTCAACACAAATTCAAATATCGCATATAGTTAATAGTTTGGTTACAAATATCGTTTATGCACCTTCTACTTCTCTAACAAGAGTATCAACTCAAGAGGCAAATGTCGATTTGAAGCAAGATACAAATTCGGCAAAAAATACAACGATTTCCTCTTGCTTAACTTTGTCATTCTCAAAGCCGTTACAGGCAAAGATATTTGACACGCTCGCTATGAATTATATGCTTACAGGGTCAAGCCCTGTTATGCAAATAAGAGTAAAAATAGCGAATTTGTCTCGAACAATTCCTATGGTATTCAACGAGGTATCTATAACAGGCGAGAACACTCTTAACGCAGGACTTTCAATTACTATGGTTGAAGCTATGACGGAGGCTTAAAATGACCGATAGAGAGTATATCATAACGCTTAGGAATGAAACTGACGAGGATGTTAATGTAAAAACCACTGCGCCAACGCAACAAGGCACAGACAAAAGCTCTGCCGGGGAAGAGGAGACAAAATTCAAATTCACAAAAGCAACCGCGCTTAAAGGTTTTGCTTATAGTGTTGCTGACAGGGTTATTTCACAACAAATAAACACAATTGCATTAAGGACAGGCTACGAAGAAAAACAACAGAGAGAGCAATTCGCATACTCAATAGCAAAAAAATCTGCATTGTCTTTAGGCGCGATTGGAATGGGAATTAAAACGGGTAATGTAGGCACTGCCTTATTTGGCGTGGCTCTTGCAGGCGCTAATATGCTTGTTGACTACGCTTTAAGGCAACAAGAAATCAATTATGCAAGGCAAGTTGAAAACAACTCTATTTTCTTGAATCAAATCAGAATGGGCGCAGGCTCTTTAAGGGAAGGTAAAACACGATGAATACGGTAAAAGTCTATGTTAAAAAGAACGGTGAATATACCGAGATTGAGGGCAATGTGGTAAACATAACCACAGATGAGCTATTGGATGAGCAATTAGACCAAGCAAGGCTTGTTGTTATAAATTCCCCGGTTGATAACTACCCACCTTTGACAGAGTTTAAATTTGAGCATTATATTGACGGTGTATTGTCAAAAGTAGATTATTTTATAAGCGGAGAGCCTACCTCTACGGAATATTTATCGCAATAAATAAAAAAGGACACTATTCTGTGTCCTTTTTTAGTGCATTTAACCGCTTTTCTAATTTTTCTGCTTTTTTCTTTTGCTTTTCTGCTTTTTTCTCTTGGCGTTTTTGTTTGTGTTGCTCGTTGGTAGATAAAAAATGAGATTTTATTTCGCAAAATATGAATACAAGAAATGTTAAAAACAAAAAAACTGCCGAGGAAATGGTGAAAAATTCCCAAAATCCAAAAGGAAAAACCACAATTTCTAAATCGCTTAAATACTTATATGAAGTAATCATGTGAAAAGAATAATAACCGACCATAACAGCAGATAAAAACGCACCTATAAATAGCAAAACGCACCTTAAACACTTATTCATGAAATTACCTCCAATTTTATTTGATACTAACATAAAATTTCAAAATTTTCAAGGGGATAAAATGAAAAAATTGTATAAAATTGATACTCATTTAATCGAACGCACAAAATTGCTTGAAGGTATAATGTGCCAATCTTTGACATTTACAAACGTAAAAGGCGGGGGAACCTACGAGCAAATAAACGCTTTAACTAATTTTTCAAGCGACAATCCAAGTCAGGAAGAAAACGAACAAGACAAAGCGGTTTTGACCTCTTTATACAAAACTCCAGCAATTCAAGATAGTGAAATAAATGTATTGTCCGTTTCTCAGTTGTGGGAAAGCTTAAAACTCGGTCGTCCTGTGCTTGATTCGTTTGTTTTAACAGGTGGCTCTATTACATTAAATATAGACGGTAGAACACAGACATTAGGTGTTCAAGAATCTATTAACGTTCAACCAAAAACAAGCGTTTCAATACGTTACACTTATTCATATGCTTTGGCTACAAATCTTTCAACTCAAAGGACAGCCGAAGCAATCTATGTAATAGCAATTGTTCAAAATACTTACCCCCTCAAACCCTACACAATAACGGACTGTATATGTCGGTGCTTAGAGCTTTGCCAACCTTTAACTCTTGGAGAATTGCCAAAGTATAAATTACAGGGTGTAAATTACACTTTTAACTTAGACGGTACATTTACAAGGAGCTATGAGGCAGGCTCACAAGCGGAGAAATACGATAAAATAATAGCGCCGAATTTCACAATGACCCAATGCACCTTAAGGGAGCAATTAAAGGTTATAGGCGGTTTTATACACGCAGAGCCAAGGCTTGGATATAAGGTTGGCGTAAATGGCTTGCAATACGAAGAAAACACTATTGTTTTTGAGGAATTTGAGCAAGAGGAAACAACGAATTTAACTGAGCGAGGGCATATATACCGTGGCGTTTCTCAAAGCCTAAATAACTACTGTACAAGCGTGACAACGAACGTTGCAAATCTTGTAAATACAATTAATTATTTTGACGGAGTAATTAGTGACCCAACGTCAAACGCATACAGGACACTAAGGACAGACACCGTTAACGTAATGCTGTCGGAAAGCAATGCAAAACCACAAACACAATCCTCTGTGTATGATATACGCAAGGTGGTATGTACTGTGTTTAATGCTGACGGAACTAACCAAGGTGAATATGACATTACGCCATACGTATTTGAGCAACACGAATATAATAACCTTTCAAGCTATGAAGGCACATATCCTTACGCAAAATGTTACGCAATCTATTACACCCAAGGACAAAAGGGGCTTGACGGATTATTCTTTAAGAACGAGGACGCATCAGACCCTATATTTAGGAATTACGCGATTAAAAACATTATCGACAGTGTTTCGGGTGGCGATTTTGACAGCGAAAACGATTGGCAAAAGCTCGGCTTTAGAATTACATATATACCCATTTACTCCACAATGTTTAGTCACGGTAAAAACCTTATTCAAGACGGAAACAATAATTTCACAATTCCTTATGCACAAAGCGAAAATCTAACGGAAAGCACATACTACGGTGAACACCTTAAGGGCGTGGCTAACCGTATGGGAAATGTGGAAGAGGTCCGCACGTATATTGTCCCTGACATTACATATCTACCCAAAACAGGACAGATAATGAGGACTGAAAAGGGAGATATGGTAATATCGCGAGTGTCAAGTGATATGAGACATACACATTTCAAGGTTACTGTGGCGCTTACAAAGTACTTTAACCGTCTATCTCAATATGTAGGCGTTAATTCTCATAAGCGTGTAAGCGAGGTGTCAGAACGTGAGGCATACGCAAGGGATGTGTTGATAAAGGAATACGCTATAATTGGTGACTTTCAACCGTATAATGACCAAACAGCAGCGAAATTCATAAAATCCATTGACCCGTTGGTAAATGCTATTAGAGGCGGTATCAAAGGAAAGCCAATTTCCGCGGTTATTTGTGCAGGCGCAACGAAATCATACTATCAAAAAAACCGTGAAAATTATGTTGATTACTATAACGCGGTAGCTCTACCCGTTATTTCCTCGGCCTTTGGCAATGCAATGGTATTCTCTTGGAGCTATAAGGACAATTACTCCGCAATTGAAAGCCTACAAACGTTAACGAACAACGGAAAAGCTTCAACGTACCAAACTGACATACCATACAGTGATTATTACGGACGTTTTAATTGGTACGATTTTTCTTTACTTACTGAGGTTGCACCTATTACAAATAATTTCAAATTTGCTAACGGTACAACCGCGCAGCAAGGTGTTATAAAATACCCCGATGACCCACAACTTATCGCACCTATACGAAGCTCGTATTTTGAGAGGTCTTATTTCCCTGTCCTTATAAGGAAGGACAGCCGAGAGGCACTTAATTTCAATTACGAAATAGAATTTGTCTCTAACAGAAAAGATTTGATTATAGGTAGCGCAATCGCTTCACAATGTGAATTGATAGGAGCTGACCCAAATAAAGGAGACGCTCAGGTATATTTTTTCAAGGGTTATAAATTCGGTAAATATCCACGCTCACTTATAGAGGTTAACACTACGGCTGTTGCTGTAAGACCTATTCTATACGTTGACGGCTATCTCGATTTTGAAATTCCAAGTGGTGTTGAATTCGACGGTTGGTGTGTTGCGTATGATGTTGCTGTTGAACAAGTTACATATAGTGACGAAGACAACGGTACTTACATAAGCACAAACCAAACAGGCGGAGAAATAACCCTTGCTTGTAATAACGATAGCACATATTATTCCAACCAAAACAAAACAGCAGAACAAATTTATATCACCCCAAGCAATACAAATTTGAAAGGAGTTTAAAAATGTTTTACATCATTGACACGCAAGGCACAACAAAAGCGGTCATAACAGAGCCGATATATCAAGGAAGCGTAGGAGTTAACAACATCGTGTTGTTAGCTCCTTTTCCTGCCAACGCTCAGATTAGTGTATATGCAACTTTGCCGAACGGCATTTCTCTGCGTAACCTATACCAATTGAGCGCTACAACATTTCCGCAGGGAGTCCCAAATTTGAGGGACGAAAACGGAAACATTTATACCGCATTCAGTGGGAAAATTCACGAAAGCTTGACATCTTACCCCGGCATAGTAGAAATATGGTTTAAAGTTGCTTTAGGAGTTGGCAGAGAATTGCATACATACAAGACAAGCTTCAATGTAGCAGAAGGCGGCATAAGTGACCCTATCTCTATTCCGAGTGACGAGCAATATATAGACGAAATATTGCAATATCTTGCAGAGCTAAATAGCGACCCGATTAAAAGCATTACATATACGGCAACGGGTTATATAATGAGGGCAAATTCGATTGAAACAAACGTTCCTGATTATGTTGACACAAGCGCAAACGGAAATATTAAGCATATTGATGCAGAAGGGGAGTTTATTAATGCACCCCCAAGTCAAGAGACAACTACTGTTGCCATGGCATTTGACACGTCAGCAGAACTGGGATTGCTTCAATTTTGGATGCAGTCACCGACTAACGGAAACATAGTTATCAACGCATACGCTTATTTTGAAAACGTTGGAGTTGCCGATAAGACAATTACAATTACCCCAACATCTCAAAGTGTAGCTATTAACCCCAGAATATTCTTGGAAAGCGTAAAGGCTGACACAATAGAAATAGAGATAATTTCTCCCAATGATACAGTAATTGTTAAAGGTGTTCAAGTGTTCAAGTCTAACATCGACGGCGAGTACGTCATTACGCAAAAGAGCGGCGCAATAGCTGTTATTAACGCCCCCGATGGTAACATCATAAAAGGGTATTACGAAAGTGCAGAACAAAGTAAAAATTCTGCGGAAAGTGCATATCAAGACACGTTAAGAATAAAAGACGAAACTCAACAAATATATCAGAATGCGTCCGCCTTGGAGCAAAATGTTTTGGCGCTTAAAAACACTGCGGAAGAAGCGAAAGAGGCGGCGGTTGAAGAAGCTGCATATGCTGCGGAAAGAGCCGCAAACGCAGCAACTTCAGCAACAAACGCAGCAACTTCAGCAAGTCAAGCGCAATCGTATGCACAAGAAGCAAATAACGCTTTACAAACAATGCTCGGTAGGCGTACCGTATATTATGAAGAGACGCTTCAGCTTGCATTAGACGCAATTGTTAACAACGGTTATACTTTCACATCTGGCGATATGTTTATTATCGGCGCATTAAATGTTCCCGACTTGGTAGTGTTTGCCGCCGACGAAGAACCGATTGCCACAGCCACGGAAACAATTACACAACAGCAAATAATTAATAATTCGTTTAATATTGTTGCTGGTGGACGTTATAAACTGCAAAACTCAAACGGCGTTGTACAATGGGGAGTTGTCGCCATCGAAAGCGGACTAAGTGAAAATGTTGTAACTCAAACACAATTCACAAATTTCGCGAATGGAATAAATTCCACTTTCAACATTTTTGACGCGAGAATAAACACAGTATCTGCCGACCTTTCTGACTTTAAAAACGAGGTTAGCGAAATGTATGCCACTAAAGAGGAGCTTACAAACAAGCAAGACAAATTGACAATTGATATTGCTCCTATGCCTGACAGTCGGAATCCTGTGCAATCAGGCGGAACTTATGACTATATCAATGCTGTTGCAAATAGTATTTCGGCGGAACTTGCAAACAAGCAAGACAAATTGACTTTTGATAATGCGCCAACGCTCAATAGCCAAAATCCTGTTACATCTGGTGGTGTGTATTCGGCTATTGACGGTGCTGTTCAACACACTAATAACGAAATCGAAAGCGTTGTTGAGCTTGTTGAAAATAACTACACATCCAAAGAGGAGCTAACAAGTGAAATAAGTACTGTAAATAACCTTGTTAAGATAGGCGAGGAAACCGTTACAGAAGAGGGAACATATAAAGTAACCATACCGTTTGATTACCCAGTAAATGAGTTTTACGTTGTTGCCAATATTCAATCAGACGCAACAGTTAATAAGCGCATTGTAGTGCGTGAAAATGTTGGAAGTCAGCAAGTACAATACTTTATGTATTTAAGTAACTTTGCTTCAGGCAGTCCAATGAGATATTGGACGTGTCACGCAAAAGAGATTGTTGCAAAAAATACAGAAAACGGAATTTTAAGTCAGTGGGAAACCATAGCACCTGCTGCAAGATACGATGCAATCGGAACAGCACCAAAGCAAGCATATTATAATTGGACAGAACGAGCAGACTATATGCCACGATATTGTGAGTCTATCGAAATATATTTCGGCTCGGAAGAAGAAAACATACAATTTATACCTGGCTCTAAAATTACAGTATACGGAAGGAGAGCACCACAATGAAAAAGCTAATTGGCGGAAAATACATAGAAATGACAAAGGAAGAACTAAGCGACCTTGCTATAGGTTTGCCTTCAATTTCCTACAAAGACAGAGTTATTAACAGAATAAGGGCGGTTTATTCCGTGGATGATGAGCTTGCAATCCTTAGACAGAGAGATACGAAGCCAGAGGAATATAGGGAATATAACGCCTTTGTAGAACGAGTTAAAGCGGAGGAAAAGGAAAGATGAAAATTAATATATCTCTTAATGGCAATACACAGGCTTTAATCGACTTTAACGAGCCTGTTGTTTTGCCTGAAAGCGAATTAAAATTGAACTTTAATTCAAGTGTTTATAATCTTTCTACCTTGCATATTTCTGCGCGCAATGGTGGGCAAGGAATAAATGTTAAAATCAATCCAGGAGCCGAATGTGATATTTCCGATTTGCTTTTCCCCGGAGTTATTGAAATTGAAATATCAATGCTACGCAAGGGTGAAGCGGTAAAGACTTGGCGTGTTCAAGATATTTATGTTAAAGAAATAGAACACCGATTTGAGATTATTCCCGAAATTGCCGAGATAAGAGAAGCGATTAAGGAAATAAAAGGAATTTTAGTCAAAAATAATATGCTTTAAGGAGAAGTGAAATGAAAAAAATTTTATTTTTTGTGTTGGCGTTAGCAATGTGCATAACGCCTATTGTAGCAACCGAGGAACAAGCACATGAACAAACGGTAAGCGAAATTCAAGCAATTGAAACTGTATCAACAATTACAAGTATTGCATCCGTCTCGGGTATAGGCGTTCTTTTGGTGGCCATCATAATTTTTATAATTAAGAAAATAGGATGGGTGAAAAAATCTCTTGGCACAATTCTTAATGCGCTATCTTCAATTTTTGGAAAAGACAACAAAATTGAAAATATGCCGTTAGCAATCGAGAGCGTAAAAGCATCGTTTATTGAATTAAAGACGGAATTTGAAAAGGTATTAGCAGAGGAACAAGCACGATTTGATAACCTCAAGGCAGAATACGAAGCGCAGCACAAGGAGAATAGCGAATACAAGCAAGCCTTTGCTCTTTTGTGTATATATGCGAACAACATAAACCCTTTTGTAAAAAACGAAATTTACAGGCTCATTAAAGGCGAAATTCCATTTTGCGGAACCATAGAGGAAACCGCACAAAAAATTGAACAAAGTGCAAAGGCGGTACAGGAGGCAGAGCCAAAGGTTGAAACGCCATTCCTCGATACAATAACAAAGGAGTGATATCATGAAAGCTTTAAGGACTTTCTTATATGTTATTGCTTACATATGTCAATATATGATGCCGATTATATTATTCGGTATAGTAGTGCCTTATTACAGGGGTGCAATGGGTCCGGGAGCGACAGGCGCAGGCATTGTCGCTCTCTGCCTTGTCTTAGCTATTACATACCGCAGAATCGAACGCAAAATAGACGAAAATGTAAAAGGCGCGTGGCACGGTATATTTTTGTCAATTTTTCCTATTGTGCTTTGGGTGGCTTTGGGAATTGGAATAGGCAGAGTGCTAACTTTCGTAAATACATTAGTGGACTATTGGTGGATTGCATTTATCTTTATTATAATAGGTAGAATTTTCACAATAGTAGCTGATGCAATGGAGGAGAAAGAAAATGGATAATAATATTTTTGCAGTAGTTGACGAAAAGAAAAACAAGACGGTGCAAAAAATTAAGACAGGCGTTCAAAAATATTTAATATTCTTTGTATTGCTTTTTAACATTATACTTTCCGTTGTGTCAAGACTATATAAATTCGACCTCCAAAACCCATTTTCGGTTGAATTTTTTCTCGAGCTTTCAATTTCTGTCTTTACGGCAATGATATGCTACGTTTGTTTCGTTCCGTTTGGTCGTTCTGAAGAAATGCGAAGAACAGTCGATTTTCATAAAACGATATCCAGTTGGCAAAATTTGTCTCAAATCGTTAGAGCCGGCTATTTAAAACTGTTTGGTATTTTCTGCGACGAAAGAGTTTGCGACGAAAGAAATGAGGCAAAAAAGCTAATAATCGAAAACAACACAGTTATTCCATTCGATTATTATAAAAAAGAATACGAAAACCTTTCAAAAAATCAATTAAAAGAACTTTTGAAAAATGAAAAAATAAGCAAAAAGGAATACAAAGCTATTATAAGGGCAAATGGCTACGGCTTATTTAACCCAACTAAAATAAGGAATATTAACCCTGTAATCATTCTATCAGGTGCAAAAAAATCAAGCGTTAACGATGCAGGCAGAACGGACAAGTCGTACATAGCAAGATGGCTAACAGAAAGACCGCTTGTAATGTTTGTAACAACCGCTATTCTTAATTCAATTGTTACAACGTTTAGCGGAGGCGGCGAAAATGTACTATTAGATATGCTTATTGCTATATTTCAAATTGTGATAGCTGCTATATGTGGCTATTCTGCCGGAGCAAGCGACTTCCGGTATAATCTTGACCGAATTAACAGTAGAATTATATTTATTTCATTGTTCTGCGAAAAAAATAATATCAAAATAAAATAAAAAAGCTCCTCTAATTGAGGAGCTTTTTTATTGTATAACTAAATCCACGCGATGTATATATTTTTCGTATTCAAGCTTAAATTCAATTAGCGACATCACATAGGAAGGGCAATTTCGTTTTCCTTCGCACCAATTTTGAACTGTACGAAGTGGAATACTAAATTCCTTGGATAATTCAGTTTGTGTTTTTTTATATTTGTTCAACAAAATTTTAAAGTCTGTCATTTTACCAACAGACAAAGAATTTTGTCCCCATCATCAAATACATCATCTACGTTAATGCAAGAGTTAATAAGAATGCTATTTGCGTATTCTTCTTTATCCATTATTTCACACTTAACTACCTCCATGGGGTCAAGCTCGTCCCAAGTCATAATTTCATCTATATTTACGCAATAGTCAGGATGGAACGACAGCTTTCTACTATTTGCTTTATAGACTTCTACCGTTGTTACTTCATTTGCCCACAATTCTTTTGCTTCTCTTACGTTCATTTTGTTTCTCCTTTTGGTTTCGTTGGTTAACCTTCCCTATGTGTATATTATTATACACTCATTGGGTGCATTTGTCAATAGTTTTTTTGAAAAAAATTAAAAATTCCAAATTTAGACCCTGTTCTGAGAAAAAGAAGGAATAAAATAATTTAAAATTAGGTACAAAATTGGGTACAAAAAACAAAAAAGTGCACACTTTTTTCAGTCTCAAACAGGTTTAAAACGGTAAAAAAGGCTTAATTTTTGCCTAAAAATGCGCACAAAACAGGCTTTTTAAAATCTCATCATCCACCCCAACAAAAAGAAAAGACTTGTCTATTTGACAAGTCTTTTCTTTTTGAATGATGTTTGCCTTCGGCAAATGATGTTGGGCTACGCCCAATGATGTTCGCTTCGCGAATGATGCGTGGCTTCGCCACATTTTATGGCAAACATCGCATCATTGCGAGTGAAACGAGCAACATCATA